GCTAAATATAAACGTTGGTATACCGCTGGAAACCGTTGATATGACTGGTTTCTGGCGGTTTTTCACATCTATTTTTAAATGTCTGAAAGTGTGCAAAAGTATCAAAAAATTTGCGCCAATTTGCGCCAAAATGGGGGTTTTTAAAAAAATTTGCGCCATATTTGCGCCAAAAATCAGTCGATTTTATCAAGAATATTAAGCGTCTTTGCTTCTTCGCTTTGTTGCTTGTCACGTAGTAGGTGGGCATATACTTGTTGCGTAATTGTAACGTTTGAATGGCCTAAACGCTTAGATGCATAATTAATGTCGATGCCTTTCGACAGTAAGTAAGAAACGTGTGAGTGACGCAAGCCATGAACGGAAACTATATTTTCAAAACCGAGTTCACGTTCAATTCGTTCAAGCCAGTGGTTATTGATAGTAGCCCAACGGCGGCCATCGAATAATTCATTGGCATCGTTCCATTCAGACTTTGCACTAATAAACGTTTCGTAGTTATCAAAGAAACGATCTGGCATAGCAATAGTGCGAATAGATGATTTTGTTTTCGGCGTGGTTGATTCGCCAGAACGTTGCTTGGTCTTTGTTACGCTGATATTGTGCGCATCAATATCAACATCATCACGAGTAAGTGCTAATGCTTCACCCGCACGCAGACCTGACAATGCAATCAAATAAATCATGAATGACGTGTTCCACTTAATTAGCTTGTCGTTAGTTTCGATGTATTTAAGTAGCTGGTTAAACTCATCAACTTGAAGGAATTTTTCATCCGCAGACTTAGAATCAGCGCCTGGTATAATAACGCCATAGGTGGGGTCAGCTGTTATTAAACCATCGTGAAATGCTTGTTCGATTACTTGTTTCATAATCTGGTGACGCTTAAGTACAGATTTACGTTTCTTGTCGCTTGAATAATCGTTTAAGAATGCTTGATACATTTGGCGAGTAATCTGATCTAGTGTTACATTCTTAAAATACACATCAACAACGTATTTGCGAACTGCATGCCATGATTCTTTTGTTGTTTCCTTGAGCCCAGCATCGAACCGTAATTGTTGATACTCGTCGAAATAATCGCTGAAAAGGGTAAGGGTGCCTTTTTGAAGTGTTGGCTTGCTATTAGCAACTGAGTATTCAGCCGCCCAAGCTTCAGCTTCCTTTTTGGTCTTGAAACCACGCTTACATTTTTTGCGATATTTTCCGGTCGTGTCTTTAAATGATATTTCAACACGCCAACCGGTATCGGTTTTGTATACTGACATTAGTTTAAACCTAACCTTTACATAAAAAATTTAGACAGTTTAAAGACATGCCCGGGTCTGGTACAATTGAATACGTAAATAGGGCAGTGATGTTCTGTTTTGTTCGATACGCACACTTCTTGCTTGCCGGCGGGGGTGTGCGTGTTTTGTTTTTAGAGTAAAATAAAAGGCAACAACTCCTGAAAGCCGTTGCCCTGTGATTAGGTGTGCGCATAGCACTCGATGACTTTATTATAACAGGAGAATTTTTATGATGAAATTAATTATTTTAGGGATCAGCGTTGTTTTGATAAATACGGTAATAACCAGTTTGATTATAAGAAAATTTGCGCTGCAAGTATCTAAAAGTTTAACTCTCAGCGAAACCGAAACAAAGCTGGAAATTATCAATGCTCTCAATTCATCAAATAATCCATTGCTTGTTCATGTTTCAAAACGAATTTTTGCCAGCATAAATAAACCATACTAATTATGAGTTGCATTGTAAAAGGATTTTCCAAAGTCAGTTAACCAAGCGGATCCAAAATCTGCATCAACGTTCGGACTATCGGGATCTATACCATAGTACTTCATTGATGATTGTATGTGTCCGTACAGGTTATTAGACTCGTCAGCAGTGTCTTTTAGATGCCAATTTCTATCTATTTCAATCAAGCCAAGTGCTTGAAGCTGGTTTAAGAGATCAGTGTGTATCATAACTTCGTATGATGTCTCAACTACGGTGTTATTGATAATAGAATCACCACCAGAACTGCTTTTAAGAGAATAAATACTAATAATTGTATATACACGGGTGGACATATCTTCAAAAAGTTTTGCAGCATCGGAAGAAAGATTGGCCAAAACGTTTGAATAGTATGGTGTGATAAGACTATTAGTGTTACTATCTGCCGTATTCGCGATAAGTTTAGCAAATCTAGTTCGCATATATTCGTCATCGATAGAAAACTTACTGTCATCTATTTCTTTAGCAAGTAGCATTGTTTTTGCTTCGTCATATGTGGCATTGGGGTGATCATTAAAAAATGATACAGCTTGGCGGTTCAGTTCATTTATCTTTGCACGTTTAATGATTCCTTTTGAGATAAAATCACCTAACGTGAGATCAATAATAGCTCCGAAGGCCTGTCCAAGTGAAGTTGCTGGGGGTGTTAACATTTCGGCTTTTACCTCTTCCGGTATAGAAAAAGCGTCTGCCACTGCTTTGACAGCATCAGCGGTTTTACCAATATCATCTGGATTCATAATAAATTCCTTCCTGCACGTATGTATGCCACCTTAACGGGTGGCTTTTTTATGTATCCCACCACAGGGTGGGGTGATTTTAGTAAAAAAACATTGAAATAATAATAATTACAAAAGCTAAAATTATCAGTGCCTTTGTTGAAATAAATTTCCCGTCTGAGTTCTGAGTATGGGAGTATATATCGTTGGGATGCTTAGACTTGTCTACAATGTTTTTTGAAGTGTTATTGATTGTATTATTACGTGAAGAATCTTTTACCCATGAAATTCCCGAACCAGGAATAGAAGTAGTAGTTCTACTACCACCGTTTGCTTTTTTTGTATAGCGGAATCCCTTGCCACCCACGCTCCAACCAACACCAGATTTGCTTAAATTGATACGAAATGGTCCAAAATTTTTGCTTTTTCTATACCTAAATACCATAATATCTTCCTTTTTAATTATCTTTACCAAGCAAGCCCGGCTTGAGCAATTTCTGCTTTAGAGGCGAATTGCCCGTTCGGACGATGCCATCTGCCTCGAGCATCCTTCGTATATCCAGAAGTTGAAATAGGCGTTTGAGAATCTGCAACAGTCGCTACTGACGATTGTTGCTGGCTCTGCTCAATACTAGCAGACAGTGAGGCGGCGTATTGTTCAGAAGCCACAGATTCCGATCTAGCAATATTTTCTGATTCTGACACGGAAGCTGCAGCGATACTTTCCGCTGTTGACTTAGAGGAAGCAATGCTTTCTGAGACAGCTTTAGAATCTTCCTCAGCCTTTTCCTTAGAATAAGCTATACGCTCGGACTCAGCCTTTGAAGCTGCTAATTTAGAAGTCTTAGCTTTATCTTTTTTAGCTGATTGTGATTTTGTCGTCTCAACAGCCCTTGTGGTTGTATTGTCGGGAGATTTGGGTATGGTCATACCCAAACCCATGAATAATATTAACAAACTAGAAAACGCGATTCCGATTGTTTTCAACTTGGATCTAGTTTTACGTTCAGAAATACTCCTGTAAAATATCCATGCGCCCAAAATAAGAGTTACCAAACCCCAAATTACCATTACCTTAATTCCTTAGATTAGCTTTTAACGTGATTCCTATCTGCACGTATGTACGCCACCATAACGGGTGGCTTTTTATGTATCCCGCTTGGCGGGTAGGTACGCATATTCACAATTAGATAATCGCAGTGATAAAAGCTGCGAATCCAAATAAAATACCGGGCACATTTGCAATTACGATTGGCATGTCACGGGTATGACCGTCCATCCCAAACAATCCGTGAATAGTCCACAAGATACAATTTAACATAGCTACAAAGGGCTGTATTGGATCACCTGCGTGACCAGATAGATTATCCACGATTTGTGGGATATATGAAACGTACATCAGTACAGACATCACACTAGCGATGCGAGCAATAAGAAGTAGTGATTTTTTATCTTCCATGTTTGTACTTCTCCTGAGCTTTTAACGTGAATCCTATCTGCACGTGTGTTGATCAATCACAATCGACTGTTAAAAAAGAACTTCCTGTTTAGGAAGATAGTTCCTTTTTAGTCTTCTGATTCAACGCTATCAAATTTTTTAATAGATGATAGAAATAAAGAACCACCGATGATGGCAAAAATTCCGCCAATCCACTCCAACAAGGGAATAATAGCAATTGATCCACCAACCATCATTAAAACGCTAGGTGAATTGGAAACTACTGGAGATTTTTTAAACTGTACTACTCCCACAATTCCAAGAACAAAAACAGCTACTTTAATCATGAAAAATGCTGAGACAGCTAGATTTGCTGCCATCATACTTTGGTTCAAAGTAGCTGATACAGTGATGGGCGTAGCGAACAATAGAAAAATTCCACCGCCTAAACCGACAATCCCGTTTACTTTAGCTAAATTTTTCAACTTTTTTGAGTCCATAAACAAACATACTCCTTAGCTTTTAACGTGAATACTATCTGCACGTATGTATGCCACCTTAAGGGTGGCTTTTTTAATCTATCTCAATGCCTTTTTCTTTTAAGTTTTCAATACACTCTTTTAAATAGGCGTTGTCATGCTCGGGGTAAATCGGCGAAGTCAGAACTTCACTTGGTAGTGAAATATAAGAATCTTCCCTGGATCCACGGTACAAGGGGTCTAACCATAATTCGTTAGGTTTATACCCGCGACTTAACATCTCATTCATTACTAATTGGTGATATTGAAATAATTTGTATGGTGAGTGGTCAAAGACGTAATTCACAGTTGCATGCTTCTTGCCCCAACCACCGCCACGAAGTGCACAACACTCTCTATGTTGCCCCAGCAATTGCTGACGAGGGAGTTTTGGGATTAAAGATTCGTGCCACAATCTCATATTAATAACTCCTTTCTAAATAACGTAGTTACTACGTCCAATTTTTAAAGAAGTAAAGATAGATAAAATCAACTATTGCGAAACCAACTATCAATGAAGCAGCTACGTATTTAAAATAAGCTTCTTTCAACTTAAAGTAAGCATATAGAGATATAGAGATTAGCAATAGTAATGTGTTGACAATGATTAAAATTGTACGTAGCAAACGAATGCCTCGCTTTCATGCTTGCATAACCGCTTCGCGGGCCATATCTTCAAAGTAAGAAGGCAGTCCCAAGGATTCCATAAAGTTAACGTAGTTTCTAAATTCAATAGGTGTATCACGGTAAACAAAATCAGAAATCAGTCGAACCGCATTTTTATTAGCTGCTGTTTCTTCTGCGTTTTTAAACAGCAGTGAAAAGGGATAATACTGTTCACCGTTTGGATCGCCATAGAGTGCGTGGGATAGTTCGTGAGCAAGACCAAATTCATATGTGACCGTTGTTTCATTAGGATTCATAAATATTTTATTGAAAACACGTACGTACATGTGTGTGCCGGGTGTGTTAGGCATGTCTTCAACTTCAATGCCATGACGTTCAGCGATAGTAAGCAGATGATTTCTCAACTCTCTCAATTCGTCATTCAAACTACTTACCACCTTGTTGATTGTTGCGTGACATCTCTTTAGCCATGTTATATAGGAGCATCTTTTGGTCGTCTGTTAGTTCAGCACCTCCAAACATTACAGGGTTAACCTGCTTCAAAACTTCCTCTAAATCATTGGGTAGTTCTGGTTCTGTGCTGGTAGGGTGCATCTCATCAGTGTTACCTAATAGGTAGTCTACTGATACACCGAGCACGTCTGCCACGGCATGCAGTGTCTTTGCCGAAGGTTCCTTTGTTTTCCATCCGTAAATAACATTTGGAGAAAGGCCAGCTTGTTCAGATAGAACGCGTAGGCTACTAAATCCATGTTTTTTTGAAATTTCTTTTACTCGTTCAAACAGCGTCATATCAATACCTCAAAGGGCACAGGGGAATATTTTGCACTCTGAAAGTAACAAAAGTGTTTACTTGCACTTTTCTGTGTGCTATATTTATTCATGTACCAAAGTTCTTTAAAAAAGTGGTGCACAAAAGCAAGCGTTGATAACGATGGTATCTGGCATGAAACGACGTTACAACAGTGTTTTTTGTGCGTTTATTTATATGTATATCATAGCACTCCGCGGAGTGCATGTAAACAAAAGAAAAGAACAAAAGTACATCAAAACAATAAAAGGAGGTTGCGAAATGGTAGCAATTACGATTAACCAATCATATTTAGACAGGGTTGGACGATTGATTGGCGACATCTATGCGGCTCAAATGAAGGAAAAAGAAGTCTATGAGTATATGGGTGTTTCTAAAACAACGTGGATGAATGTTAAGTCTGGTTTGGCCGGGCAAAACACTATCGACCGAGTTTTAAATGGTGCGGAGACGTATGTAGCCGGTGTCTTGAGTGAACGCCGAAAGCAAATTAACTAAAGGAGAAATAAACATGACAAACGAACTGATTAAGGTTCAAACGAATCAAGAAGGTGAGCAACGGGTTAGCGCTCGTGAATTGTATAAGGAGTTAGGGGTTAAAACTCGTTTCAGTCTTTGGGTGGATCAAAACTTCAAGATGTTTGTTGAAGGAACAGATTTTGAGGGTGTAGTTGTAACTACACCCTACCGAGAAGGTTCTGACAAGGTGCAAACCTTACAAGATTATTCCTTAACAACAGACATGGCTAAGAATGTAGCGATGATGTCTAAGACAACTAAGAGTCAGGAAATTCGAGACTACTTCATTGCAGTTGAAAAAGAACACAAGGCGTTGATGTCAGACCCACGTATTCAAATGGCAATGGGCTTGAAGTCAGCTCAACTGATGTTAGACCACAAGGACCAGATCATCGCAGAGATGACGCCCAAGGCTTTGTTTGCTGACGCGGTATCAGCTAGTCAGTCATCAATTCTGATTGGTGAGTTGGCAAAGTTGCTTAAGCAAAACGGCGTAGATATGGGACAGAACCGTTTGTTCGGTTATCTCCGTGAAAACGGTTATCTGGTTAAGCGACAAGGTTCAGACCGGAACATGCCAACACAGAAGAGCATGGAGCTTGGCTTGTTTGAGATTAAGGAACACAACCATATCAACTCTAATGGTGTGAACGTGACTACTAAGACGCCAAAGGTGACCGGCAAGGGACAACAATATTTCATTAACAAGTTTCTTGGCGAAACTAAGGCTTTATTGGAGGTGTAGGAATGGCTAATAAAAATTTGACTGTAGCCGTAAAGCGGAGAGTTAGCAATATGTCACTAGCAGAATTAATCAATGATGGCCTGAGTTTAAAGGGCAATAAGACCCGTTATTGGTTAGCAAATGTAACGGGTGTATCTATCGCAGCGTTATATGACGTATCGAACGGAAAACGAAATAGGTTAACTTTACCAGCGATGGTTAAAGTGGCCATTGCGTTAGATTTAGATTTGAACGAATTAAAGAAGATTGATTGGGACAATCAAGAACAAGGAGATAAACATGACGAATGAAGTTCAAAAAGACGTACTTGGTCAAAAGGATGTTGCTGAACTGTTTGGTCACTCGGTGAATTGGTTCAAGAACAATCTGCGTTTCACTAAGAAGTTCATGCAAAACGTGCCAAACAAGACACCTAATGCGATTCGACCAACATATTTACGTCACGATGTCGAACGCTTTAAAGAATTGAATGATTGGTGGTGATGAGATGCAATCGGTAGGGTATGCAATCGCAATTGTTGTTGGCAGCGTGGTGTTCATAGCGTGGTTCTTTGATTTCCTAGATGCACATGGATTCCACTTGCGACCACATTGGGAGAAGAAGATAAAGGAGGCAACTGATGATCAAGACGATTGTTAAGGCATTGGCTAACGCATTCGATGCGATTGCACTCATTGGACTTGATAGTCAATTTGAGAAGCGTTCCAAAAAGGCAGCCGCCGATGTTGGCTGGGATCCAGATGAATATTGGAATGGCTTTGTTGAGTACAACAACTCACATCAATAACAATTGAATATGGGTCGCGCATCGCCAGATGCACATCAACCACTTACATGTAATATTTTTTCTCTTACTGTTTGTCTCCTAACAACATGTTGGTGTGTGTCTTGGGGTGTGCGACCCAGAAAGGAATGGAAATGGATGAGTTTACTCCGGTGATGATTTCACCGAAACAACTGTTTTCAATCTTCATCATTCAAGGTGTCGAAAACTTGTACGACGAAGAGTTGGCTGACCAATTAGGAACTAGCGTGGCTTCGTTGAACATGATGCGTGAAGCAAAGTTTGTTGGCATCTCAGTGCCACCTTGGTTGGCGTTGAATGTACATCGTCTTTTGTCAGAAAAGCACCATCTTATTGAATTCACAAAACACGTATTGGAGGACGATCATGGCGGATTATGATATTGGATCAACAGGTGTTGCGGATTTGCATCACAGCTTTGCACCAGCTAAGGAGTTTGACATCGAAGCAGAGCGTAAGCGCATTCTGCAACATAACGGTCGTTTGGAACACCGTACTACTTGGGTAGCGCCTGGTGAAAATCAGGTGAAGAGAGATGAGTACGAAAGTCGGTACCAAGTGTTCAAGAAGATGCGAGACGCAGGTAAATCATCAAGTGAAATTGCATCAGCTATTGGAGTGTCTAAGGTGACGCTGTCATCGCTTCGTTATCGTGGACGTTACCAAAAAGAAAACGCCTAACGGCTGCAACCGTTAAGCGCGAAAAGGGGTAAATCTGTTTAGGACGATTTACTCCTCCAGAGTACCACAAGGAGGTATGAAATGAAACACGAATTGCGATTAGAAGCTCAAAAACGTATGAATCGAGCCTTCAAGGCAGAACAGCGGTGTAACAATGACGGTACTGTTTCGGAGTTTGAAACGGGCGTTGCCGATGTTTTGAATTGGGTGGCTGACCATGTTTGATGAACTACTTGATCCACATGATGATGAAATACCTTGGGGAGAAGATTTTGAAGGCGAAGAGGTAGCCCAAGGTACAGAAGGTTGGGACACAGATGAAGGATTTGTTCCAGATGAAAAAGAAAAGCTCAAGTCCTATATGGAATTAGTTGGGCATCGGGCAATAGCGGAGGATTAAAATGTTGCGACGAAATGAATATAACCCAGCACCTGAACTGATGGAATCATTGGCGAAAGTGCAATTGAATATGGTGCAACCAACCAAGACTAAGTCAGGTCACTTTGGTAAGTATGCTGACTTGGCTGATATTGATAGCGCAGTACGACTAGCGATTAAGTCATCTAGTGAGCCGCTAGCTTACACGCAATCAATCAATACCGACATTGATTCAAATGGTAAGCGTATGGCGCAAATAGTTACAACGATTACCCACTCATCTGGTGAGTATATCGATGTGGAAGGCTTGCCTGTTGAGTTTGGTACAACGCCACAACAGATGTTGGCCAATACAACATATGCACGACGTGGAAGTCTGGCGGCTGCATTCGGAATTGTCGCTGATGATGACGACGACGGTGAGAACATCACGGCATTAAAGCAAGAGCAAATTAAACACGATAATGTTCGCAAGGCGATCATTGCTAAGTTGAAGGAAGTCTTGAAATCAGTACCAAAAGAGAAGCTGGAGCAAGTGTTCGCTACTGGAGGTATGACTTCTAAAGACAATAACGATACGCAACTTAACAAGTTGTCAGCCGACAAAGCTTCATTGTTAGCAGGTGCTGCCATATTCGCTAAGAACGACGCTGGTATCGAGTAATGGATATTTGGGGGCGTATCACTAACATCAGCGGCAATAAAGTAACAATGTCGGTGGAAGATGCGCAAGAGCTGGCTATGTTGTCACTCTACACCTCAGAAGAACGACCACAGGCAGTTATTAGCATTGCTGATGAACGCAGTATTAGTCGTGTACAACGAAAAAAAGCATATGCAATTATCGGTGAGATAGCGAAGTGGTCAGGATATACACCAGAAGAAACTAAGTGGTGGATGAAATTCTATTATGAAGCAGAAACAGGTGATCAACATTTTTCGTTTGCTGATACAGATATGACGACAGCACGGAAATTTATTTCATACCTGCTTGATTACGCAGTTAAGAACCACATACCGATGTCTAAGAGCGGTTTGGCGTATATGGACGATGTAGAAGCCTATATGTATTCATCGTTGCGCCACCGAAGCTGTGTGGTGTGTGGACGCCCTGCTGATGTCCACCACATTGACACAGTTGGAATGGGTAACGACCGAAATCTGGTAGACCACCGACAAAAGCATCTAATTGCATTATGCCGAGTTCACCACAATGAAGCACACAACATTGGGTGGCCAGCATTTAAACAGAAATATCACGTTAAGGGTATCAAGTTAGATCCTGAAACATTACAACGTCTCGGAATCATGACATTTAAGCGTATGGAGGAAATAGACAATGAATCACGTCTCGCTAATCGGACGGCTCACTAAGGAGCCAGATGTTAAGTACACTACATCAGGTGCAGCAGTTGCATCAGGAACAATCGCAGTTAACCGAGATTTTACGAACGCTAATGGGGAGCGCGAGAGTGACTTTATCAACTTTGTAATTTGGCGCAAGGCTGCCGAAAATTTTGTCAATATGACCGCTAAAGGGTCACAGATTGGCTTGGAAGGTTCGTGGCAAACACGAAGCTATGAGAACCAACAAGGACAGCGTGTATACGTTTCTGAACTAGTAGTAAGTAACTTTACTTTAGTTGAAACAAAAGAGCAGACAGAGCAACGCAAGGGGCAATCAGCACAACAAAGCAACGGTGGGTTCAATAGTTCGCCAACACAAAACAACTTCAATGGTCAGCAAGCACCTCAACAAGGGGGCTTCTCGCCTAATGATATGTACGGCAACGACTTACCGCCGTTGAACGATGATGATCTTCCATTTTAGGAGGTGAATTATGTCTGAAGAATTTAAGGGTGTTAATTATTATTTGTTCATACCAGCGCAAATTGCTCATGACGACAGATTAAAGTCAGATGCAAAGATGATATATGGCGAAATTGCGGCACTGGCAAATGTTTATGGCAAAGTGTTCATTAGCAACGCGAAATTAGCTTTGCGATATAACATTCGGAAAGAAACGGTATCTAGGCACATCAGTAATTTAGAAGCGCTTGGGTATATTACTACCGAATTACAATATAAGCCCCAAAGTAAGGTCGTTGAAGGTCGATTAATTAATCTGCTACCTATTGACCATATGGTCAATACCCCCATGACAGAATAATCAATACCCTATTGATCATACGGTCAAAGATAAGAACACATATTAATAACACAAGTTAATAACACAGTCCGCCGCCGGAAAAGCCGCTCTCATAGTATGTGCAAATTAATATGTGCATACGGCGGCGGAAGCCAAAATAAAAAGCCATGTGAATGGCCTATAAAAACTATTTAAATGAGCGTTCATCAAAATGTAAGAAACCAGCTGAGTAACCATCTTTATGACGTTCCCAGGTATTAATGGCATTACTTTTGGTTGTACCTAATGTCAGAAACAATCCTTCATTTGTGAGGTTTGGTCGGCTTTTGTCGATAAGTAGGCCATCTGTTTCAAAGCGATCACTTGCACCTAGTAAACGCCACCCATTCTGGAGCAGGTCGTTAATTAAGTGGGTATAGCTAGCCGATATATTGGTAACAAAATCAATGTACTCAAGTTCCATATTGATACCTCTTTTATAGTTGATATTCAAATTGTACCAGAAAGGAAGGATTGATGATTACAAGGAACAATCCTCAAATCATGCGCGAATGGACTGCGAATGAAATAGAGACAAATGAGTATACGTCTGAAGATATTTACTACTTCTTGGTTGATATAGCGAGAATTGCTCCGGATGAAACGGAAGCAAGAAAAATTTTAATTCTAGCCATACGTGCTGCAAAAAATGAAGGCGGATATTCAAGCGCTTACGTCAAGAAAAAGGTTGAGCTTTGGATATCCAATGGACTTGCAACGGCTGAACAGGTTGGAGAATTTGAGAAACAAAGGAGCATGCGTGGACAAGCGGGAAGATTTGGTCAACCGTTAAAGTTTGAAAGTGGGCCTAGTAAGCCGACCGCTGAACAGATTGATCAACAAAATCAACGCATGGCTAAAGAGCTTGGCTATGCATCAGTTGCAGATATGGCTAAGGGGACAGCAGAGAAGCTGTCAGAGCTTAGAAGGACACGAGCTGACCGATTAGCCGCTAATGCGTCAAACGGGCGTACAGCGAACGGTAGGCGTGTTGTACAGCGTTTCTAAAATATTGGGTGTGTCAGAAATGACGGGTTAGGGTGGGTAACAAAGGAGTAAACATGGGAATTAAGCGTATTGAGCTGTATGAGTTCAGTGAGCATGCAGCAGAACAATTGAAGAACCGATTTAAAACGGAGCGAAATAATTGGAAGAACTGGCTGACGTCATTCAACATGGATGCAGAAATGGTCAAGATGCAAAATAACGGCACACAAGTATGGCATAGCGGTGAAGTTGGTATGGTCATCAATCCTCACAGCAAGGTCATTGTGACCGTTTATCACATCTTCTCGAATGATTTCCCAGATGAACTCAAAACCGACCTTGCAAAGGCGGCACAACGTCTAAAAATGGATCACATCAGTGCATTTTCGCATGACATCTACCGCGATAGTGCAAAATTTGCATACCTAGCCTATAACACTAGCGAAGAAGATGCAGACAACTTCTACAAAATGACGGTTGAACGCATTCAAGACTTGGGGCATAAGGCAGATGAGTCAATTAAATATATCGAGGGATTGAATCAACTGATTGTTCTCAAGAACGACGTAGTAGAAGAAGTCGAGTAAACGTAAACAGCCAAGGGTGAAAAGACTGTGAGCCCGTATGGAGGAAATAAGATGATTATCGTTAAGTGGCAAGAAGTGATCAATGGCAAGAAGAAGGATATTCACCAACACGTTGTGAACATGCAACTGGCCAATCAACTGCGTAACAGTAAGCGTAGCGAAGGAATTAATGCATGGATTGAGTTGGAGGGGAAGTAATGACTAAGTATGTAATTGATTTGCCGGAGGGCGTGAAATTTATTGTTGGTAAAGGGTACGTGATGTTGTCCGAAAAGGAATTGTTGCGGATCCCGGTTGAAAATCTGCAAGAGTATATCGCACCGACCGTTGCAGAAAACGCACCTGTCGAAAAGCGTGTGATTGAGTTGCCGGTCGAATTGTTTAATTACTTGTTAAAAATTAAGGAAACACACAGAGGCGGAATTAGTCACTTTATGGGTGATGCTATAAAAAAGAGGCTCATAATTCAAGACCTAGATACAGAAGACGTTCTGAAAGATGAAATGCTTGTCGACTGGTACTTACACCCTGAACTTGTTGAGTTTGTGCCAAAGAAGGAACCTAAGTTTTATATCAGGGTTTTTGATGTTTTTGACGCCAACGGTAACGATCTTTACTTAGCTTCAATAGGTAATAACAAGTTCAGAATGACGATATACACTGACAGTGCGGGAATGTTTACGGAAGAGGAAGCAGACAAGATTATTGCTGATGTTTCAAATTCGGACGTATCGCTAACGGTACGAAAGGTGAAGGTGGAAGAATAATGGCTCATTTGATTAGCCTGGTAATCATGTGGATTGTAATTGGTATTTATGCATATGAGTCATATAAAGCTTATAAAGCGCGATTGGAATACGAACGTAAGGCACAACGTGCAATAGAGTTAGTAGAACGTGCAATAGAGTTAGTAGAAGGATGGCGTGATGCGTATCTGAAGGTATATCAAATTAACGACTCGAAAGAAGATGATCATGCGTAGGTATTACTATTTCCGAGATAGGCAAGGCTACTTCAAACTCGCTTATACGCCAGAAGGCAAGCGTGTGATTGCGCGGACGTGGAACAAGCGCCAGGCATATCGCATAAGTAGCAAGTGGCTCATCAAACATATGGTCAGCAAGTGGTTAGTTGGCTATTACTATTGGGTAGAAGAAGGATGATCGCAAAAAAAGCGCCAGACCGAAGTCCAGCGCCATGTAAAAGAATTTGGGAGTAAGTTCATTTTAACATGGTTCGGAGGACGTAGGAATGGCACTTTTACCAGCGGTGAATGAGAAGGCAACAAGAGAAGCGGTTCGAGAGTTTTTTGATAGTGAGTGGCCACGTATTGTTAACATGGCTGATATGGGATATGTTGATTTGAAGTCAGTTGAAATATCAGACATGCCAAGTGCACGATCATTTGGTAATGCTAACGATGAACGATTTACTAATCACGCTAACGCTGTGTACTACTACGATGCCGTTGTCCATGCCATCAAGGTTATGACACAGCCACACAGGCACTTCATGTGGTTGCGATACGTTCGACACTTAGAATGGTTACAAGTGGAAGCACTGACTGGTTACAGCACTAGACGCGGTCAAGAGATTATCGATGAAGCGTTTCTGTTGTTCGCTGATAAGTTTGCCGATGTTGATGATCTGCGAGTTAAGGAAAGCAGCAGTTATTAGTTGCGCAACTTATTAATTATTTATTGATTGACTATTTAACCAAGTGGATATATCATTTGTGTGTAATATATTATAGATACCTGAGGGGGTATGATCATGGCTTTAGAAGACAAGATTGATGGCGCAAAGGATCAAGTAGCAGGTAAGGCGAAGGAAGTTGAAGGTAAGGTTACTGGAGATGAAACTCGTGAGGTAGAAGGTAAGATCCAAGGACTATTGGGTAAGGCCAAGGATGCCTTTGGAGATGTTAAGGATGCTGCAGAAGATGCAGTTGAAGACATCAAGGAAAAGTTTGATAAGTAATTTTTAATACTTCCAAATGCGTACTCGCTGTATTTGGAAGTATTCTTTTGTTCCTTTAGCTCAGTTGGTTAGAGCAGACAGCTCATAACTGTCCGGTCACTGGTTCGAGACCAGTAGGGAACATGGCATGGATTGATAGATGTTAGGCCTTTTCATCCCTATTTGGCTACAACACTCACCCAGATGTCTATCAATCTTTGCTTTTATAAGCCGATATGGCGGAACTGGCATACGCAGCGGACTTAAAATCCGTCCCTTAATTGGTTGTGGGTTCGAATCCCACTATCGGCATATTCACATCAGGTAGCAATCAGTTAGATTGTTACCTTTTTATTTTATTTTGACTAATTTTACGAAGAAAAGCGCGTATATGGTTCATAAGTGCCGCATGCAAGGTGCAGGCAGTCCAAGTTATTATGATAGAGTAGAAAACTAAAACTAAGTATGTACGGTAGATTAGGTATATGCTATATGTAAGATAAATTTTTTAGTTGTTTCGATCGGATATGTATACAATCGAACAATCTGGGATTAAGTTATGTCAAGTGCTAATTCTGACAATTACGTAGAAACTCTAGGTTTAGTGTTAACGGGATTTGATGTAAATTTGTTTGGGAAGTTATTCAACTAAATAAAAGGGGGTATGCAGTTTGTTTGAAAAGGCTGGGTTAATCTTTAAAATCACTTATTTTTTAGTATCAATAGCACCCGCTATCATATTATTCTCAATCACTATGGAATTTGATTTGACAATAGTTATTGTGGAAATAGTTATTAGCATCATTGTGACCATTTTACTAAAGAAATTTTTAGTTAATGTATCAAATTCGAGTGGCGGTATGAGCAAAAAAATTGATAATGCTCCAGTAGCAGATAAGAATGGTGATATATTATCATTGATTTTCGGAATAATAATACCTTCTGTGATTATTCCTGATAATTTGTCCTCAAATAATAAAGTATTATTTTTTGTCATAATTCAAATTATGGTATATTTTTTGATGATTAGAAGTTCTAGTGTTTTTCCAAATGTCTTATTAATTTTATTTGGTGTGAACACTTATCGCCTTGGAGATGGAACTTATTTAATCGATGTTAATGGAACAGTTACGCATAGGATGGTATCTGTCTCCGTCAAAAGAATTGGTTCATCCACAATTAACAATACGTATGTGATTAAAAAGGAGCAACATGGGTAAAATTAACAATATAGGTCTTGGGGTTATTGATAGTAAGAACGGAATAAAAATATATGGTATCAGTGCTCCCCAAAATTCTGATGAGATACTAGAGTCTTTAAAAACAGACATGGATATTACACTATCAAACGGTGATGTGGACGTTTCTTACTATGGCAAGTACGACAAGCAAGCCTTAATAGATGCAACTAATTTTTATCTTGATTTACAGGGATTAACTAAGGATAGTGAGTTTATATATATCAAAAATGGGCTGGAAAGTTTAAACTCTCTGGAAAGTTGTGAGCAATTTGAATTAACTAGAAAAAGTTTTAAGAAATTGGAAGACGGTGGCGAAAAAATAAAATTTTTTGTCCTTGAAACGGATGATAATTTTTTACTGTGTCGTATCAATCCATACAACCAAATTATTAAGAATAAAAGAGGGTTTGATTTAGGCAGCACTGAGAAATCTAAAACAAAGTTTGACGTTGTGTATGGAATTATATTCCCAGAATTTGTTTCTGCCGTACTGAGTAAAGAAGATCATAAGTTGAGCGTTGTAAGTGCTTTTGATTTTGAAAAGATGTTTAATTTGAAAGTGGTTAGAATGGCTGCAGCTGAACAAATTTTTAATGAGTTTAAGTCAGGGAATTACACAATTGGTACAGAAAAATTGAAAGTGGTCTTTGAAAAGAATTTAGAACTAGCTGCATTGCAAACTCGTCAAATAACGTACTTATCTAGTTTTGATGAAACGCAAGTAAGCAGTTATAGCTCAGACAAGATTACAGAAGCAATGGATCATCTTAAAGATGAACAAAAATTGGTTATCGAAGAAGAGGATGATAAAAAATTTTTGAAAGTGAATACAAATAATCAGTTCAAAACTTTTGTAGCAATATTGCATAATAGTATCTTGCACCGCATGTTATCAGACCAATATGAAGCTCTATAGATTCACGAAGGATAATAAGAATAGATAGTAATAGAAAAGGGTACCAACAAATGGAGGGCCCTTTTTATTTTGCACTTAAAAGGAGTAATGACATGCACAAGAACTTAATGGGTAAATTGATTAAGAGTAACAATATCAATCGTGGGGAATACACGTACATTTATAGTGATAATGAATTAGTTGATATAGCTACTAACGGTGGTAAGCAATATTCACGCAACACGGCGTTTGATGGTCGATTCGATGAGAATGCATAGGTGTGCAGAGATTGGTTGCCGTGAGTTGAGTGAACCAGGTTGGACATATTGCCAGTCACATTATGAAGCACGCATGAAAAAGTATGTACATGCTAAGCAGGCAACGCGGCATATTACTAATTAAGGAAGGAGTTAGGTACATGGCTAAGATGACACGATGCAGATACGTCAGCCATGCCGGTGTAAGATGCCACAGGTTGGCAGAGACACCAAACCATTACTGCGAAATGCATATCGAACATGAGGCAGAGTACCAAGCCAAGCGTAAGGAATGGAACGTCAAGCATACGTCACAGTACTACCACAAGTACAACAAGACGCAACGTGTACGCAATGATACCAAGCGGGAACAAGATAAGTTCTATCGGAATAAGCAATGGAAGAATGGACTAAGACCAGCAGTGCTAGAGCGTGCCAACTACCTATGCCAATACTGCAAGGCGAATGGACGGATGACGCCAGGCAAGATAGTTGACCACATCATTCCTTATGAGTTCGATCCAAGCAAGCGTGATGACCTAAGCAACCTAGCAACCATCTGTGCTGCATGCCACACTGGCAAGACACGTTGGGAGCAGGAGTATTACGGTACAGGAGCAGGGAACGAATTGAAGAACGTGGCAGCAGTGCCCGACATTAAGTACTTACCAGATTTTATGGATAGCGCTAAAACGCAATGAGAGCCGTTTTAAGCGCTTTTTATTTTGTCCGGCATAATTACTCGAACACGTTCTGAAAATTAAATGACCCCGCCCCTGCGTGTCTCAAAACAAGAGCACACACATTACTGTGTTCTTGTAGAAAAGTTGGATTTTGAAAAATTTTTAATAGGGGGGTACCCAGCAATTAAGGAGGTGATGTTAGGTGCCACGAAAAAGCTATGAAAGCGAGTCTGACGCTGTTTTGTCGCTGACCCCGCCACATCACTTAGGCAAGATTGCAAGCGCCATGTGGCGAAAAATGGTGCCCGTACTTAACGCTTCAAACAAGATGGCTCCATTGGATAAGAATTTGGTTGAAATGTACGCAAGCCAATACGAGATTTATCGAAATGCCTATGAAGATCTCAAAGAGAATGGTCAAGTTACCAAAGTTTATAGGACGGTGGTTAACCCAGTGACTGGTGCTGTGATTGCTAACGATATGACGGGCTATAAGCGCAACCCAAGCACACAGATTTACTCGGATGCCATTAAGCAGTTGAAATCATTAGGTAGTGAGCTTGGTTTATCACCTGCCAGCCGTGCTGAACTTATGCAATTGAGTTTGGACGACGGAAAAGACAAGCCAAGTGCTACGGAACAACTGCAAGCGCTATTGAATGGAGGTGATGACGATGAGAGTTGATCTAACTCAATCACACGACGTTCTAGGTTGGTACCAGCAACTACATGGCGATTACGCAGATATCAGAACCAAATACAAGGACGCTGGAACAAAGTACGCATTCAGTGTCCTAGATGGTGATGTTCTTGCTGGCTATATGATCAAGCTTGCAGCGTTCCGGCATATTCAAGACTTGGTGCGTTCAGAAACAGATGATTCGTTCGATTACCATTACAACGTCAGGGAAGCCAACAAGATACTTCAATTTGCGAGTGTATTTCCTGATGTTGATACCGGTGAACCAATGCCACTTATGCCGTGGGAAAAGTTTGCACTAACTCAGTTGGTTGGGTGGCGTGACCACCTTGGTAACAAACGATATACAACGGCTATTCTGTCAGTTGCGCGCGGACAAGGTAAAACTTATCTAATGGCTATTCTTATGGCCTATGACTTCATGATTGAGTCAATTGGATTGTCTAACCAAGACTATCTAGTTGCATCTATCAATTGGAAACAAACTAGTAAATTGTTCGGGTATATTGGAACAGCACTTAATAAGATGACGATGGTTGACCCATGGAAATCGTTGGCTACTGAATCAGGATTGAAAGTTCAAAATGACCAGATTGTTATGAAGAATTTCAACAATGTAATGCGAGCCATTAGTCATGAATCAGGTCAATACGACTCGTTCCACTTCAAGACAGCCGTTTTTGATGAAATTGGTGAAGTTAAGAGTCGTGAAAAAATTGCCAAGATTACTTCTGGCCAGGTCAAGGTGCCCAACAAGCAATTCATTCAAATTTCGACATCATACCCAGACCCAACGGTGCCTTTTCATGACGATCAAAAGGCTGGTCAGCAAATCATGGAACAGGACTGGAACCGCGCAAATGATGACAATTTGGTATTGGTTTGGGCGCAAGACAGCCTAAATGAGACATTTAAGCCTGAAACTTGGGTGAAGTCGAACCCGTTGCTTGATTTGAAAGGTCAACATGATGTTTTGCTAAAGGGTTTGACAACTGAACGCGACACAAAGATGCTGCAAGGTGATTTGCCAGCGTTCCAAACCAAAAACATGAACATGTGGCTGGCACAATCAACTGACAGCTTCTTAAACTTGGCTGATGTTGAGAGCGCTGTTGTTCCAGACTTCGATATACGTGGACGCCAAGTTTACATTGGCTTCGACTACTCAATGATGTCCGATAACACAGCACTTGCGTTTGTTTATCCTTATGTTGATCCAGAAGGTAATGGACGATGGCACATTGAACAACACTCATTCATACCGTGGCATAAATCTGGTTCTATTGAAGCCAAAGAGAAGCAGGACGGTATCAACTACCGTGAAGCTGAACGACTTGGCTATGCTACCATTACTAGCCACGAACAAGGGATGATTAACGGCGACGAAGTTTACGCTTGGTTGCTTGATTATGTTGAAGAAAATGACTTGGACGTGCTGTTCTTTGGTTACGATGCAATGGGAGCCACTAACATGGTGAAGATGCTGGAAAACAATTCAGTGTTCCCACTGCAACCAATTAGGCAGCGTACAGGTGAGCTGAAAGACGCCACCAAGTTCTTACAACGTATCTTTGTTGAGAATTCGGTTGACCGATTAGACGACATCACAATGGAAAAGGCGTTGTTGAATGCCGTGCTACGTGAAGATAGTGTGGGAATTCAAGTTGATAAGACAAAAGCCACGCTAAAAATTGACGTTGTGGACGCTATTATCGACGCCATGACACAAGCGATGTATCACTTTGAAGAGTTTGGAATGGTAAATGATGCCACATGGCAAGTTGAACACATGAGTACACAGCAAGTTGCGGACTGGTTCAACAGCGCAGAAAGCGGGTTACTTGATGATTACTAAGAAAATTAAAGGCTTTGCACGAGCGATTAGGGCTAGGTTGGACGTTATTTTGTTCAGCTTGGCACTAGTCGTTTTTGTTTTGACCATGTTTTTAACGATTAATGCACTAGTTGGTGGAATTTCGCTGACTATTGCACTTGCTGTTGCCGGATATGGCGTCGTGCTTATCGACAATGGCACCAACACTAACAGGAAGGAGTAACGGAGTATGGCAGTATTCAAGCCACCAAAGATTAGCAACATGTTCGCAGCTACTTCTGACGGTGGCAGTTTAGATGACGGCATTGTCAACTTTCTAACTGGTGGTAATTCAGATTACGTGTCTGTACGTGAAGCAATTCATAACAGTGATTTGTACTCGCTGGTTTCACAAGTCAGTGGAGACCTTGCAAGCTCACGATTAATTGCGGATGCAACACGTGCACAGGGTATTTTGAATAACCCTGATCCACGAACTAACCCGCACGCATTCTGGCAGTCATTCTTTGCTCAAATGTTGTTCAACGGTGAAGCGTTTGCTTATCGTTGGCGCAATGCTAACGGACAAGACCAACGTTGGGAACAATTACGGCCTTCACAAGTTCAACCGTACATCACCGATGACGGTAGCGGGTTGTTATATCAAGTGTCATTCGATGAACCGATGATTGGTACGCAATTCTTTGGTCAGGGTGACATTATCCACGTTCGATTGATGAGTACAAACGGTGGTTTGACTGGTATCAGTCCACTCACGGCATTAAGCAACGAATTAAACGTAAAAAGAGAGAGCGACAAGCTCACAATTCAAGCGTTGAAGCAGTCGATTAATGCAAACGGTGTGCTGTCTATCAAGGGTGGCGGTTTGCTTGACTGGAAAACCAAGGCATCACGTTCCAAGCAGTTCATGAGTCAATACACCGCTTCAAATGGCGGTCCAATTGTGCTTGATGATTTGGAAGAGTTTAAGCCGCTAGAAATCAAAAGCAATGTTGCAGCACTTTTGGGACAGGTCAATTGGACTTCGACCCAAATTGCCAAGGTTTATGGCGTACCAGATAGTTATTTGAACGGTACAGGCGACCAACAATCGTCACTTGACCAAATCAAAGGGCTGTACGCAAACGCGCTTAATCGCTTTGTGAGTGCCGTTGTTGGTGAGTTAAACACTAAGCTTTCAGCGAACATCACGGCAGACATGCGACCAGCTATTGACCCAATGGGTGATGACTATCTTGGTATGTTGGCAAATATTGTTAAGCAAGGTGCACTTGGTCAAAACCAATTTGAATATCTGGTGCGAAACCAAGGATATTTGCCTGATGATATGCCGGTTGCAATTATGCCTAAGCCAGTATTGAAGGGAGGTGAAAAGGAAGATGAAGACAATTAACGTCAAGGGCGCTGTCATGGATAACGATAGCGCATGGTTTTATGACTACTTTGGCATGGACTATACAAGTCCTAAGTCAGTGGCAGACGTATTGAATGATGGTGAAGTTGATGATGTTGTGGTGAATATTTCATCACCTGGTGGTGACGTGTTCGCAGCCAGTGAAATCTATTCAGAGTTGAAGGCATATCCAGGCAACGTCACGGTCAATGTGCAAGGACTAGCAGCTAGTGCTGCATCTGTAATTGCGATGGCCGGGGACACGGTGAATATGGCTCCAACCGCTCAACTGATGATTCACAAGGCATCAACTACCCAAGGTGGCAACTCTGATGACATGGACAGTGCATCAGCAATGCTAAACAACACTGATAAGTCAATTGCGAATGCCTATCAACTAAAGACAGGTAAGTCACAAGCTGATTTGTTGCAAATGATGTCTGACGAAACATGGCTGAATGCACAGGATGCAGTTGATCAGGGGTTCGCAGACAGTATCTTGTTTGTAGATGAAAATGCGCCACTGGTGACTAATTCACTGGAAGCTGCATTGCCACCTAAGTCAGCCATTAACAAGCTGATGAACATCATAGCTAATGAGAAGCAAAAAGAAATGAATAACAAGACTGATAGCCAGCATGTGGACGATTTGAAAGCCCGCAAGTTGGCTATTTTGCTAGACAAATAAATTTACGAGGTAAAAACATATGGATATTCAAACATTGAACAACGCCTGGGTTGAAGCTGGACAACGATTGTCTGACTTGCAAAACAAGGCGGCTTTGTTGGTAAACGACGACGCAGCAGACGTTGACGCTATTAACTCAATTAAGAACGACATCGACGTTGCAAAGGCTAAGCGTGACTTGGCAAAGGACAACTACGATCGTGCCGTTGAAGACCAAGCACATGCAGTTTTGAACGACCCAGACGCTGGCAAGAAGCCACTGAACGATGAAGAGGTCAATATCAAGGACAAGTTTGTTAAGGACTTTGTTGGAATGATGAAGAATGACCCAAAGGTGGTCAACTTGGTTTCATCATCAACTGATGAAAATGGAAACGCAATTGGTTTGACGATTCCACAAGACATTGAGACGGCTATCAACACGTTGAAGCGTCAATATGATTCATTGGAGCAATACGTCAACGTTGAAAAGGTTGGAACGCCTAACGGTTCACGTGTATTTGAGAAGTGGTCGGACATCACGCCATTGACTAACTTGGATGCAGAAGATGGTGTAATTGCCGACAACGACGACCCTAAGCTATCAACCGTCAAGTACTTGATTAAGCGTTATGCAGGTATCACGACGGTAACTAACACGTTGTTGAAGGATACAGCAGAAAACATCTTGGCATGGTTGTCATCATGGATTGCGAAGAAGGTTGTTGTTACGCGTAACACTGCCATCATCGCTGTTATGAACGCAGCACCAACTAAGCCAACATTGGCAACGTTCGATGACATCAAGAAGATGGCGTTGACTGCTGTTGACCCAGCTATCCGTGCAACGTCATTCTTCATGACTAACACGTCTGGTATTGCTGTTTTGGCAACGGTTAAGGACGCAGACGGACGTTACTTGTTGCAACGTGATGTTACTCAACCTGAAAACTACGTGATTGAGGGTAAGCAAGTAATCGAAATCGCTGACAAGTGGTTGCCTTCAAACAAGGGCGCAATGCCTTTGTACTTCGGTGACTTGAAGCAAGCTGTAACGTTGTTTGACCGTGAGAATATGTCATTGTTGTCAACTAACATCGGAGGCGGTGCCTTTGAGAAGGACTTGACTAAGCTACGTGTTATTGATCGTTTCGATGTTAAGACAACCGATGCCGATGCATTTGTGGCGGGGTCATTCACGACTATTGCTGACCAACCTGCAAAGACTGTTCAACAAGCTGCTGCAGCCGGAACGCAAGCTTAATAGGCAGGTGAGTTAAATGACGGTCAATATTGAACAATTCAAGACACTAATGCGCGTTGATTTTGCTGATGATGACGCAATTATCAATGGCTACTTGTCTGCAGCTGAAAATTACATCCAGGATGCAATTGGAACGGATGACAATTTCTATGCTCAACCTACTGTTGTTGACCGTTACGAAACTGCTGTCTATGCCTATGCTGGCACGTTATACACGTACCGCATCAGTATGACAGAAACTAGAGCCATTGGTATGGATGCTACGGTTAATTCTATTGTTGGCCAATTGCGTGGTAAGTATGCAGAATGGGAGGAACAACATGAGGGCAGCTGAGTTCAATCGCAAGGTCGCGTTTGGTACTGTGGAATCTAAACAGAATGCTAATAATGGTTCTATTCATAAAATTTTTGTGGAACAATTCAGTGTATGGTGTGCACCTAAACTCCGCACGTTGAACCAACAGTATCAAATTCAAGGTACAGCACTCGATAACACTAAGGTTATCGTGGTACGCCATAACACTGCTGTGGAAGGTGTCAAGGTTGCTCAAATTGACGGCGTGATGTACGACGTTGTGCAATACTCACCAGATGAAAGTAATGCCATTATTGCGTATGACTTCGTAACTCTAAAACGGAGGGCATAGGTATGGCAGAACAATCATTAGAGGACATTTTGAACGCCTTTATTGAAGACGCTGAAGCAGTATCAACCAACATGACGGTAGATGATAAGGCTAAGGTTACTAAGGCAGGTGCTGATGTGTTTGCTAAGGAACTTGAAACAGAGTACAAGGCTAATCACTACCGACACAGGCAGACTGGTAAAGACCCGCACTTAGCTGATTCAGTTATGGCGCAGAATACCAACGTAGATGGCATGAAAAACGGTAGTTCAACAGTTGGGTTCTCAAAGGACAAGGCATACATTGCCAACTTCATTGAGAATGGTACTAAGTTTCCGATGTACACCAGTAAAGGTCGCAAGTATAAACACGGCGGTCAGGTTGCTATCAACGGTGACCATGCAATTGATAATCTACGTAACGACTCCCAGTTGCAGGCTAAGGTTGTTGAAGCTCAGGCAGAAATATACAAGCAGATTATCAATAGGAGGAACAATCAATGACACCAGCGCAAGATATTAAGAACGTGGTTCATTCAGTGTTCCCAGATTGGCAGGTATACTTCTATGCGATCCCCGAGGAAGCCATCAACAATAAGAATGTCACCCAAGTGCTGATTACTGAGAGCAACTCAGACATCACAACATTTGGTGGAAACACATTCAATGAGATGGCATTTGGGTATCGTTTGCAGGTTTTTTATGGGTTTTACGAAGAGGACCTTATCAGGAAAGAGATAACATTGTACAAGGCCTTAGGGAGCGCCTACTGGAACATTACGGATAGTCAGCCACGATACTTGGATATAAGCCAAACCGATGGGCAGCAAATGATTAAAAATATCGAAGTAAACAAAACACTAACACTTGATGAGCTTGACCAATAACGGTTGGCTCATTTTTTTTGAAAGGAATTACATTTTATGGCTATTGCAGGATTGAAGCTTATCACATTGGCATTGCGTGATAAGGAAACTGGAGAACTATTGAAGGGTGACGCGGGATTGTCAGCAGACGGTCTTTTCCCCGTAACCACAGCAATGCTTGGTGCAAAGAGTGCTAGCATTACTGGTATTTCGGCAAATGGTACGCCGGTATACGGTAACAACTCTAAGGTTGATGCAACCCAAACTAGGGGTGAGCCATCAGTTGCTTTGGACTTTAATGACCTGCCATTTGACGTCAAGCAAAAGTTGTTGGGACGTATCTCAGATGGCAAGGGAGGTTACTTGCAAGGTGATCGTCCACGAGTAGCTTTGACGATTGAGGCGCAAAACATTAAGCGCACTCACTCAGTTTGGTTTGGATTTGCTAACGGTGAAGTACAAGAGACTGCAGCTAACGTACAAACTGATACGAACAACGAGGTCCGTGTTGATGACCAACTGACATTCACTTCATTCGGTGTTGAAGCATGGAATAACGAAGCTATGAAGGTTTACTCAGACATCGATGCTAAGTTCGACAAGGCAGCCATGCAAGCTGATGTATTTGGTACTGCGGGAACTGCCACGCCCAGCGTATAAGGTCGTTCCAATTGTCCTACAGCCACGACAATAAAGAGGCTCAAACGGGGTGAGAAGCCCAATATGAACGGGAGTTCACTTGAATAATCAGGTGAGCTCCTTTTTTTGTACCCAAGAAAGGATATAACGATGAAAATTTCGTTTAAAGAACTGCGCAAAACTCCATTTGAAGTTAAGGCCAGTGTCAAGAATTTGAAGAAGACATATGCCATTCAATTGAAGCTGGCCACGCTGGAAGATTCTATGCAAGAGGACGCACCAGTTGAATCTCTACAAGCTGCACTGGGCGCACTGGACGGCATTACTGAATACGTTGTCGACATGTTGAAGCTTAAGCCAGCTGAGATTGAAGCACTTGAAGATTTGAGCCAAGAAGACGTTATGGCAATTGCGCAACGCTTGAACATGCGCTTGATGGGTATGTCAGAAGCTGAGATTAAGAAGGCTTTGACGGAAACTGATGACGAGGGTTTAGAGTAACCCCGATTGAACGAGTGATGGCATACACAAACCATCTAGCTGATCTAAGAATGTTTGAAAAAGATACCATGCAGAACTTGCACTGGTCTTTAGACGACATCGAAGAAGCTGATTATGCAGAGTTGATGGAGGTCATGAATGCTTCAGAAGAAGACAAAATGCAGAACCCAGACGCCATGATGAACCTGTATCAATCACTTGGATAAAACAGAAAGGAGGTAAACATGGCAAAAGAAAAAGTAGCTGGCTTAATGTCGACAGAGATTGGATTGAACACAACTAAAGCCACGGAATCACTTAACCAGTTGAAATCAGCCGTAAAGGACTCCACAAACGAGTGGAAGCAAATGGAATCCCAGATGAAGGCTTCTGGTGATGAAATTGGGGCTTCTGAAGCTAAGTACAAAGGGCTAACACAATCAGTTAACCAACAGCAAGACGTGCTTCAAAAGTTGCGACAAGAGCAAGCTGAAGTTAACCGTTCAACTGAAGCTGGTGAGAAGACATATCAGAAGTACGCTAGTCAAATAACCACGGCAGAGCGTCAATTAAACTCTATGATTGCGCAGCAAGCCAAAGCCAAGCAGGCTTATGAGCTTCAAGAGTCTGGAATTGCTGGACTTAATAAGGAAATTCAACAGTCCATCAAAGAGACAGACGCTTACGTTGAACGATTGAAGGCCGAGGGTAAGGAAGAAGAAGCCCTTAAAGCTAAAAAAGAAGGCCTGTCTCGTACCCTTGATAAGCAATCTCAGCTGTATGAAGCCCAATCACGACAACTTGAGAAGATGGCCAAGTCCGGTGACGCTTCGAGTGAATCAATCAGCAAACAAAAGATTGCCTTGGATAAGACAGCCACGTCAATTGCTAAGGGTAAGCAGTCCCTTGAAGAATTGGATTTAGGACAATCTAAGATTGGTAAAAACGAAGGTGCTACTGAAGCAGGTGGAAAGTTTGAGAAACTAACAGGTGCGGTTGATAAGACCAAATTGGGACTTACAGCCACCGTTGCAGCTGCAGGTGCTGCACTAGCTGGTGTGTCTAAACTAGTGTCGGCTGTCTATGATCAACAGTCACAAGTATCAGCTTTACAAGCTAAGACAACAGGTTCTTACAAGGAATCTAAGGAAGCTGTCGCAGCTATCAACAAGCTGTATGCCCAAGGTTACGGTGAATCAGTTGAAGATTTGACTGAGACTTATACCAAACTGAAGCAGATGAACCCCAAGGCTGAGGTTGGTGAACTGGCAGAGCAAACGAAGCTGGTAACCCAATATTCAAAGGCCTCTGGTGCTGATACTGAAGAGGTCTTGAAGGGTGCTCAGAATGCAACAAAAGCATGGAACATGAGCTACCAAGAATACTTCGACAATTTGTTCACTTTGCAGAAGCAAGGTGGTGACGTTGGCGGTGAGATTTCCGACAACATGGCCGAGTATTCACAGGTACTTGGTCAAATGGGACTATCCGCCAAAGATTCATTCAGCATGATTGCCAATGGTATCAAGACTGGAGCTTACAACGGTGACAAGTTGCTGGACTTCACCAAGGAGTTCAGTATCAGCTTGAATGATGGTCGTATGGACAAGTCAATCAGTGAGTTCTCTAAGAAGTCACAGGACATGTTCCAAGGCTATAAGGACGGTAAGGTCACAGCTGGTGATATGTTCAAGCAAATCACTGGTGAGATGGGCAAGATGACCGATAAGCAGAAGGAAGCAACACTTGCTTCTAACCTGTGGAGTGCTTTGGGTGAAGACAATTCATTGAAGGTACTTGGATCACTTGGTAAGCAAAATAAGGCATTCTCCGATGTTTCAGGTACTGCTAAGAAGGCATCTGACCAGCTTAAGGAGTCTAACCCGTTTGAGTTGATGAAGCGCTCAGCAGAAGCGTCAGTTAGTTCAGTAACAATGTCAGCCACTGAGACCAAGAATTTCAAAAAGGCACTAGAGCCACTTCAGAAGGCAGTGAAGAACTTTATCGACACGATGGTTAAGAACATGCCAGCAATCGTTAAGGCAATCACGCCAGTGGTTAACTTTGTTGCAGACCACGGTAAGTTGATCTTGGGCGTGCTAACCACCATGTTGGCTTTGAACTTTACGGGTAAAGCCATAAATGGGATAAGTAATCTGCATGGTTCGATTAAGGACTTGATGCCAACGGTCACTAATGCAGCCAAGAAAGGTAAGGACGCTTTTAAATGGACTGCCTCACTTGGACGTACTGCTTTTACAAAGAGTATTGGTGCTATTAAGACGGCCTCAATTGCAACTGGCAAGTTGATTGGTAAATCATTGAAGTTTACAGCCTCAATTGCTACCAAAGGGGCTAACTTGGCTATGGCTGGGCTTGTGAAGACAGCTAAGGCTACTGGCCAAGGACTTAAGTTGGCATTTAACTTCCTGAAGGCTAATCCACTTATCTTGTTGATAACAGCAATCACAGCCGTTGTTGTGGCATTGGTTGAGCTGTACAAGCACAATAAGAAGTTCCGACAATTCGTAGACGGCTTGGTGAAGTCTGCTAAGCAATTCTTTGAAGGAATTACGAAGTGGTTTGGTAATGCGTGGTCATCAGTAACGAAGGCTTACAACTCATTCACTCATAGCTTAAGTAAGGGCTGGCATTCATTCACTGATGGCATTGGTAAAGCTTGGAACAATACGTGGAGCTACGTAAGTAACGTATTCGATAAGTACATCAATATCTACAAGCGTGTTATCAAGACGTTTACTGATTTCTTTACAGGGAACTGGGGAAATCTTGGTAAAGATATTCGTGGTATATGGAATGCACTGTGGGACTATGTAGAGTCAATCTTCGGTAAGAAGGTTGGTTCTATCAAGCACGGCATCGAAGGCTTTGGTTCTAAGATTTGGAACACTTTCCAAACCATCAAAGATAAGGTATCGGGATTCTGGTCTGATATGTGGAACGGCTTGAAGGACTTTGCCCGTGACGGTATCAATAACGTTATTGGTGTAATCAACACCGGTATTGGTGGTATCAACACAGTTATCCATACGTTTGGTGGTAAGAATAACGCCATCGGTAAGATTCCTAAGTTTGCCAATGGTACAAAGGGTGCGCCTAAGGGGTTGGCAATCGTTAATGATGCTCCAGGGGAGCATTACCAAGAAGCAATCATCGATAACTCTGGACGTGCTACGGTACTTGAAGGACGCAATCGTCTGGTTAACTTTTCAGGTGGTGAAACAGTTATCCCAGCCCATGCACTTCCTAAGTTTGCCAACGGTACTGATAACTGGCTTGATACAGCAATCGGGTGGATTTCAGATAAGTGGGACAAGCTAACAGAGTTCATTGCACACCCAATCAAGGCTTTGGGTAATGTTATGAATAAGGCGGTCTCAGGTATCACAGGAAGCCCTCTGGTAACGAACATCGCACCAGCTATGGCCAATGGACTTGTTCAAGGTATTGCAGACCCAATTGTCAGCATGTTCAAGTCTTTTAAAAAGAAGCACGAAGATGAGGACGTTGTAGCACAGGGCGGTGAAGGTGCTATGTCAAAGGAATCCTTCAATAAGACAGCCCGTAAAGCTGCTGACATGATTGGAGAACACCTGTCAGGTGCAGATTTGGCACAACTATGGTCACAAGCCATGTTCGAGTCAAACGTTAACCCAAGTATCAACACTGGTTACGATGACCATGATGGTACTGGTAAGCCACGAGGATTGTTCCAATACAAGGTTGGGACGTTTAATGCTTGGAAGTACCCAGGCCACAACAACATTCTGTCAGCCTTAGATCAGTTCCTTGCCGTGTTCAACATGGTGGATTGGCGTTCAGCTTTGGCACCAACTGGTGTTAAGCGTGGTTGGGGACCTTGGGGTGCTAAGCGTTTTGCAGATGGCGGTTGGATTAACTCACGAACGTTTGCAGAAATGGGTGAAGAAGGGTTCCCAGAAGTGGTTATCCCAATGAATCCATCACGTAAGCCAAGAGCCAACCAATTGCTTGCAGAAGCTAACCAGCGTATCAACGGGGCACAACCACAGCAAGTTGTGGTTCAGTCAGATACAGTGAAGTTGGAGCAAAAGTTTGACAACGTAATCACGTTATTGTCACTCATGCTAGGCGTTAACCAAGACCAACTCAAGGCTATGCAGTCTAAGGACGGTATCAACTTACCTAACCTGATGAACCAGATGAGCATGGCTCAAACGACGCACAATTATCAATCAATATAACGAAAGGATATTCTCGTTATGAAACTATTCGTACAGCCCTACGGTGGCAAAGAATATGACTTAACAGCCAGACTTCCATCTGTGAAGTTCCTGGACATGAAGTCATCGGCGCCTCAGTTATCTGGCAACTGGCTAACAATAGCCGGATCAGATGGTCAACGGTTACAGACAGCCACCTATGGAGCCAATCAAGTAACGGTGTCACTGTTCATTAAGGGGCGCAACATGGCTGATTTTAGGCTGCTCAAAGCGGAGTTACAACGCATCTTCTACCAACGTAGCTTGATACGCCTGAGAAGCTCACAGGAGCCGTATAAGACGTTTTGGGTAATGGCCAACCCAACTGACATCACACCAATCCAAGCTTCATCACAAGGGACGGTAGACCTTGTGTTCACCAATCCAAGTGGTATGGCGCAGAGTTTGGTCAGGTCAGATAAGTTACCAGCTGACTTAAGCAGTTTGGGATTTGGTATGAACCTACCAGCCAAGGAGTTGAGCTATGTTGGCACCAGTAATCAGTTCAACATTTACAACCCTTCAGATGTAGCCATTGATCCTTATGTTAATCATCACGACTTGGTGATTACAGTAAAGGGTTCAGGTGCATTTACTTTGACAAATCAGACGAATGGCACCAGTATCAAGTTGAATAAGGCGATGACCACCAGTGATACATTCGTGTTAAATGGTGTGGTGCCAACGTTGAATGGGTCAACTGACGTAGACACGGACTTTGGTCACATCGAGCTGGAACGTGGAGATAACGACATTCGTTTAAGTGGACTAAGCAGTGCTAATGTTACCTTCAGCTTCCCATTCTTGTACTTCTAAATGGCATACAGCAAAGATAAGGTTGTTATTCAATCGAGGGACGGCAAGTCCACACAAGCGTTATCCTCACTGAATTTCAGCACGTTTCAGCTCACCCGTACGAAGAATGAAGCTTACCAAGTTGATTTCCAAGCGTATGACGATGGATCACTTGGGTTTGCCTTGTTACAAGTGGAGAATCTAGTGCAATATGACGGTCAAACCTACGTGATTAAACAGGCGACCGATGATAACATTGGTGGTGTTCACAACGTAACAGTTACGGCAACACACATTTTTTACCAGCTCAACAATCGGTTCCAGTACAACGTTAGACAGGGTGATAATTCATTCAGTCTGACAGATGCCTTGAATTTTCTGCTCACGGATATTGGCGATGGCTACTCATATCAGATTCATGGTAACTTCAGCAACAAGACGCTAACGGATTTTGGTAACACGTCAATCATCGAAGGATTGTCGACAATCAAGAGTGCATTCGGTGTATATGCCATCGTGCCTGATAACAAGGTGATTCATTTGTACGACAAAGATTCATACGTTACCAATACCCATAAGGTCTTCAGGTACCGCAACGATACCTCCGCAGTCCAGCTACAATATGACGCAACCAGCATCGTAAACACGGTGCAAGCTGTATCAACCATGGAACAACCAGCATTCTCACCCTTCAAGGTACAGGACGCAGATTCAGTTGCTAAGTGGGGTATCAAAGAGGGTGCCCGTGTTGAAAGTGACAGTGTTACTTCAACAGACGCCATGAAGAACTTAGCTTCCCAGTCGTTTGTGCTGGAGCCATCGTTGGCTATGACAGTTACATCAGCTGGGAATGAAGACGTTGCTTTGGGTGAAAATTGGACAGTACAGATGATTGATAACGGGTTCCAGACTTCGGTTGAAGTGGTCAGCATTGTCAGAGCGCCGTTTGCGACAACAGCGGTACAGATTACCTTGAACAACACCCGCAAGAATTATCTGGACGCACAAAAGGTACAACAATCAGCCATTAACACTGCAAAAAAGAACACAGGGACAACAGGTAACATGTGGGTTATCGGAAAGGTGGACAGCTAATGGCATTAAATGGAATCGACATATCGAATTGGCAGGCTGGTATTAACCTAAGCGCAGTACCGACTGATTTCGTCATTATTAAAGCCACTGAAGGAACCACCTATGTATCACCCGAAGCTGATACGCAGTACCAAGGCGCTAAGTCAGCAGGCCGGTTGTTAGGTGTGTACCACTTTGCAACAGGTGTTGGTGCTGTGGAAGAGGCCAAGTTCTTCCTTAGCAACGTTCAAGGGTATCTTGGTGAGGCCATCTTGGTGTTGGATTGGGAAGGCGCTGTTGTAACGCAAGGTGTTGGTTACGCTAAGGCCTTTTTGGATTACGTGTACCAACAAACTGGAATCAGGCCTCTGATTTACATGAGCAAGTCAGTCACAAACAGTTATGACTGGTCAACGGTGAGTGCCAATTATGGTCTCTGGGTCGCCCAATATGCAGATTCAACCCCCACTGGGTACCAAGATGATCCATGGACGGACGCTAAGGGTTATGGTTCATGGAGTGGACCAGCAATATTCCAATACGCTTCAACGGGGCGCCTAAGCGGCTATGATAGCAATCTGGATTTGGACAAATTCTATGGTGACACCGCAGCATGGCAAGCCTATGCTAAGTCGGACCATATGACACCAGACCCTGAGCCAACACCAGAACCACCTAAGAGCACGCCAATCGTGCAATATGCTGATCCCGATGGAAATAAGGCTTATGCCTACACCCATTGGCAAGCTATCGCAGGTAAGCCTGACTTGAGCACAGTGGTGTTGACCAGCCCGAATGGTACCAAGTATCAGTTGCAGGTTGACGATCAGGGAGCACTGACAACAAAGGTGGTGAGTGAATGATTTTAGATTTACCAAATCGTATTTCCGGAGCTGATAATACAGCACAACAGATTTACCAGGCGTTCTATGACGTTGGCATGATTACAGATGTGCCGGCACCAATGGAAACGCTGAACATTACAGAATACAACGAGCAAGCATTCTCAGAAATTGGGAGTGCTTTAATTTTGCTCAAAAACAACCTCAATCGACTGGTGGACATCTTTAATGAGTACCGTTTTGTTGATATGGAGGGCATGCAGGCCAAAGGACATGAATACTGGGGAAGCAATCTAAGCAGTCTGGGGGAATCTTACACAGATTTCAACAGCCACTTGGTTGCTATGGAAAACACATTGCAAAACATGGTTGAGATTATGATTCTCAATGGTTTAATTGAAAGGAATTAAGAAAATATGGCTACACAAGCACAATCACAGGGTCGCTATGCCGTAGTTAACACGTTGCTAGACACAACTGATGTGACATTGATTGACTCATTATCAGGGCGCCAAGGTGACAACGGTCGTATCGTTTACTTTGCTATCAAGGACGGAAATTTGCCACACAACTTAGACGGTCAAAACGTTGTTCTTACGGCAAAGGATTCAGCAGGTAAGGTTAAGCAAATTTCTGGGGTTCACGACATGATTTCAGCCACTGGAGGTTTGTTTTCAATGCTAATCCCAGGAGAGATGTACCAATCAGCTGGTGACATTGAAGAGGCTTACATCAGTGTTCAAGACGGCGCTGGTACGGTTATCAGCTCAATCCCAGTAACGTTCACGGTGTTGGCTAACAATATTTTGTTCACAGCTAACGCTTCAAAGGACTACATCGACTCAGTGCAACAGGCTATCAACGAGGCCAACTCACGTATCAATGGTTTGAATGACAATATCAAGGCACAACAACTTGCTTATGAAACGTTGAAGACGTCAGTTGAGAATTTGAATGCGCAAGTCAACTCCAAGCAAGTAGCTATGCTGAACGTTGAAAATCACTTCACTGAAACAGCTACGTTCGACAAGGGTGTTACAGCAAGCAATGTAACTTCTAACGGTGGGGTTACGGCAAAGACAATCAGCACGCCTAACTTTAAGTCAGACGGAACTTCTATCCAACAATCAAGGGACGGAAATACTTGGCACAACTTGGCGGACGATGATGGTGTTGTGCACAAGACTGGAAATGAGGCTATATCAGGAGATAAGACGTTCACGGGTAAAGTAGCTGTTTCTGGAACCCTAGACGCTACGCAAAAAATTTATACCAGAACTGTTGGGACAACGAACGATTTGCAAATCATATACACAAGAGCTGGTAGCCTTGTTACAGGGCGATACGTTGCCAAGTTTGCAGGCACATTTCCACTAGGTGCTAACGATGGCTACAAGTCGACTAGTGGCTATCCGGTTAATGCAATAGTTGGTAGTGGCGTTAACGCGTACTTCACGACTGATAACAAGTTTGTAGCAGACAAAGCTAGTGAAGGAAACTTTGTGTTTATCACGAATGACCCACTACCCAATAACTAGCGAGGTAAAGTTATGGATTTTTTTCCACACGATTTAGCGGGATGGCTCGCGGTTCTGGCAACCCTAAGTGCCGCAATGTGGTTCGTAATCAAGATGACTTTTGTCAAAGCAATCGACAGTCTGAATAAGACCATTGTCGGATTGCAGGACACTTTGAAAGGGTACGATCATCGCATTGACGACCATGAAACACGTATCAGAGTAATCGAGGATTGGAGGGAACATCAAGATGACAAATAACTTAATAACCCTTGCAGAAGCGCTATGGCAATCAGGTATTGCTCCAGCGCTTTTAATTTTGGGCATCGGTTGGCTATCAGCACGATTTGCCCGCAATAAGAGGCTCACAGCCTTGTTAGATATTGCAGAAAATGCAGTGAACTGGGCTGAGGTGACCTTTGATGGTGGCCAAACGCAAAAGGCTCAAGCGATCAAGATGATTACAGATTATCTTATGAAAGCTGACAAGGCTCATCTGTTCACTGCTAAGCAGATTGATGAAGCTATTGAATGGGCTGTCAAAGAGATGAAGGAAGGAACGGTTAAATGAAAACAGTAAAGATTCTGGGTGACACCCTGAACAAGGTGGCCGATACATCAACAGTCTTTGACTTCCGACTTTGGAATGAAGGCCAGGCACAAGACGTCACTGGTAAGGCTGTGTCGTTCGTGATTGCTAATGATTCTGGCTATCTATTCGATGTACCAGCTGTAGTTGACGGTAACGTGATTTCGTTGGATTTCTCTAATGACTTATTAAAGCAATTGACGCCTGACACGTACCATATGGAAGTGTCTATTACAAACAAGGACGGTGATGTTGAGTTGTACCCATCACAGGGCACAATCGACTTCACGATGGGTAAGAACCTTCATGGCACACAAGGGAAGTTAGTCCCGCAAATAACCTTTGATACGGTTTTGGCTTCCGTTGATAAGAAAATTGCTGAATACACAAAGACAATCACCAAGGGAGACAAGGGAGATACTGGTCCACAGGGGCCTCAGGGTATTCAAGGACCACAGGGACCACAAGGACCTACGGGACCGGTTGGACCACAGGGACCTAAGGGGGATATGGACCTGTCTCAGATTACTGTAGGTGGTCGTAACCTATTGCTAGGCACTGGAAACGGTTTCACTGGTATCGGAGATAATTCTGTAAATGGAAATTTTGATACAAAAGGTGGTCGCTATTATTTGGCAGGCGGCAAAAAAGTATCAGACCTTTATAATCAATATGGTTCAAATGGATACCTAACTTTATCATTCGAATGGGTGGCTAGTGGCTCTACTATATCAGGTTCATTCAATCCAGTATGGGACAATACGCCTTGGGGAGTTATAACACCTAATGTTACTATTCAACCTAGTATCACTAATAAGTCCGGTCGTTATGAAATTACTGTTCCATTAAGTACTAGTCGTTATTCTACTGGTGTTGCTACTGCTTTAAGGTTCCGACAGGATAACCTGCAAGGAAACATAACAATCAGCAACGTAAAGCTAGAGGCAGGTAACGTAGCCACTGACTGGACGCCAGCACCGGAAGATGCACCAAGTAACGACTCGCAACTAGTACACAAGACCACCAACGAAACGCTTGCAGGAGACAAGACACTTGTAGGCAACACAACCCTTGCAACAACTACCATATTGGCGGGGAATTTCGGGCTACGGGTTACTACAAGCGGTATTCAAAAAACGACAGATGGTAAGACTTGGGTACCTGCCAACATTTAACGGCATCATGAAAGGAAATAAAAATGACAGTAACAGTAAGTTTTGAGGCGTCACAAATTCAAGTAACTAACGGTAACGCAGGTGTTCAACTATCACAAGTCATCCTGCCTTATTCAATTCGTAACTCAGAAGACGCCACCCAATACTTGGGAGGTCAGATGACGTTAGGACAATCCGATGGAATCAAGTTGACTGACAACACGAAGGACTGGGAACGCCTTGGATTGGCTAAGATTAAGAACATGGTGGCTGACGCAGAAATCTATGTACCAGACCCAATCATTGAAGTTCCTGAAGGACTACCTGCAAGTTCAGCGACAGAAGTTCCAGTAAGTTCAGCAGATGATTCAGTAGCAAGCTCAGTGGCAGAAACTCCAGCAAGCTCAGCGTCTACAGTAGCAAGTTCAGAAGCTACGGTTGCAAGCTCGGCAGCTACGGTAGCAAGCTCAGCTTCAATTCAGGAAACGACAACACCTTCAGAATCAACAACGGAGGCTTAATATATGAATAAATTGCTAAAAAGCGCTTTGGCTTCGGCTGGGGCGCTTTTAATTATGGGATCAGTACCATCAGTACATGCTGCCAAAGGTGACCAGGGTGTTGATTGGTCAATCTATCAAGGGGCACAAGGTAAGTTTGGATATGGTCACGATAAGTTTGCCATCGCTCAAATTGGTGGTTATCACGGGTACATCTATGATCAATCTACTTATGCCACGCAAGTCCAATACGCAATTGCTCAGGGCAAGCGCGCTCACACGTATATGTGGTGGCAAGATATCACTGATTATGCGACGGCTGATAAGGTATTGGACTACTTCTTGCCGAAAATTCAAACGCCAAAGGGGTCGATTGTCGCTCTTGATGTTGAGAGTGGCGGACAAAATACCGACGTAATCATGCACGCATTGCAACGTATTAAGAACGACGGGTATACGCCAATGGTTTACGGATACAAGAACTACTTGCAATCCTCAACAGACTTGCAACGCATTGCTAAGTCATACGAGCTTTGGCTTGCTGAATATCCAAACTACGAAGTGACGCCAGAGCCTAATTACAACTATTTTCCAAGTTTCGATAACGTCGGACTATTCCAATTCACGGCATCATACATTGCTGGTGGATTGGACGGTAACGTTGATTTGACCGGTATCACGGATAACGGATACAAGAACGGTAACCCTAACAAGCCAAACACGGATACACCTGCCGTTGATGCTGGTAAGGAAGCTGACAACACGCCAAAGGCAGACATTGCGTCGGGTATGATGGTTAAGGTAAACTTCAGTGCTAAGAACTACGCGACTGGTGAAGCTATTCCTGACTTTGTTAAGGGTGAGCCACACAAAGTGCTAGAAGTCGATGGCGACCGTGTGTTACTTGATGGTATTTACTCATGGGTAAACAAGCAGAATGTCGAAATCTTGGACGCTAACACGCAAGATGACTCGGCAGAGTTTAACGGTGTATTCTATCTAGATAGCTGGCAATATGAGTTTGGCGGTGTATATGCACGTAATGAAGATATGGCAATTCCAGTAGCTGATTATCACAACGATATGCCAGCTGCATCAGTAACGTTGACCGACCGTCATGGTAACCTATTGGCGGACCAAAACGGCCTTGGTAACAACGGAGTTCCGGAATACTTCACTTTGAATGGACAATACAAGGTATTGCAACGTGTTGGATCATCAATTGAAGTAGAGATGAATGGTGAGTCGGTCTGGTTGAAGGCTGCATTCGCTAACTAGTTTAAATTGGACCAACTTGCGACATTGAAACAGCTACGCAAGTTGGTCCACATGTAAAATAAGCCCGTCTGGACTAGGTACGATGTACTTAATCTGGACGGGCTTTTCTGTATTGAAATTGACATTCAATATGGTGCCATATATAATAAAAACATATCAAGTCCCCGGGCAATTTTGTTCGGGCTTTTTTTATAGTAAAGCTGGAATTAAAAATGAATATACAAGATGAAAATCAAAAACTTGTAAATGTTTTTCGTGATCGAAAAATGTCAATCGATTCAGAAAATGCAAGTATCGACATTAAAAATATCGGATACTATAAGTTAAAAGAATACGCAAAGCCATTTGTAAGAGATGGTCTATATGATGGACTACTATTCAGCAGTGTGTTAAAACGATATTTTTTTGATAAAAACCTAAGAATACATTTGTTACATATTATTGAAATGATTGAACTAGCCTTTAAAAACAGTCTTGCCGAGCTAATAGGTAATGACTCTGGCCCATTTGGATATTTGGACTTTTTAGTTTGGGCTGATCAAGGACGTTATACCTCTGAGTATATTATTGGAGAACAATCTTTGATAAAAAATACAATTTTGAAAATGATTAAAAATATGAATGAATATTCAAATCCAGAATATTTTGACGAAAAAAATCTCACTTTAAAAGATAATAAATATAATAAAGTAGAAAATGGTTCTCAACATAAGAAGTATCCTACCGTTTGGCTAGCATTTGATTTATTATCATTTGGACAATTACATCATATTTACCAACTTTTACCGTTGAAAAGTAAGAATAAAATTGCTAAAAATTTTAGTTGTGGTAGTTCTGAATTAAATTCATGGATAGGGGCAATGGTTTTAGTTAGAAACGTTTGTGCACACAGTTCTAATTTAATTGATATTGAATTTAAAACTTTGCCAAAATCTAAAGTCGAATGGAGAGAATATTTAGATGTTCACGAACGAAAAAACGGTAAAACTGAGATAACTAATAAATTAGCCAGCGTTATTATTCCGATAGTTTATTTGGCTCATAATATAGATCAAAATTATGGTTTTGGAGACATCTATAAAGATATTCAAAACGCCATAAAGCCTGTAAGAAAAAACGGCGAAAATCAAGCGCAAGCATTAGGCTTTAGTAGCAAGGCAAAAATGATTAAGTTCTTTTCAAATTATTTTCAATAATAACTTTAGTTGATTTACTTGAAAAAAGCCCGCTGGACTTGGATTAACTTCCTCGTCTGGCGGGCTTTTTATTGTACAATAATTGAGTGAGGGAATGGCGGGTCATACCCTGCAAACTAAAATTGGATTCAGCTTAGTTTGCGCCACTAAATACGAGGCTTAATATTTGCGCCATATTTGCGCCAGTAAACGCTCAAACTACTGGTGTATAAGCATTTACACATTCCCACGTACAATGAACCGTTTGTGGCCATAAGTTAATATAAACATTAATAAACCGCTGAAAACTGTCGTTATAACTGTTTTCAGCGGTTTTTTATAGTCGTAAGTTATTTTGGTTGTTTGTTTTTCTTCTTTCGACGACCTATAACGAATAGTGCTAGCAGCCAGAACCAGGGGCGTAGCCATAATGGACGGTTATCATTATTATCCATATTGCAAATCCTCCTATATTGTTTAGCGTACTCTGAATATGACCATCGCGCAGACGGAAATATGGGGGTATAATAGAAAAATCAAAAAGTATGGGGCACATGCTTTCAAATTTTAGTTAGGGGAACGTATGACAGATAAATTGAATTTTGCAGCGTTTATGCAATCTGGTACAACGAGCATCAGTAACTATTTACTACAACATTATCGTGACCTTGGCATGACAAACGAGGAACTGCTTGTTTATGTACAAACTAAGGCAGGCATCGATCGTGGCGAGCTCGAACCTAGCACGCAAAAAATTGGGGACACGCTTGGATGGGATGCGCAGACAGTGTTTGGACATCTTGAGGCCATGCGTGCCAAAGGATTGGTTAATTTCGTTAGTATGCGTGATGGCGCCGGCCGTGTTAGCACGCAATTGGATTTCCAACCGTTATACGACAAGTTGGTTTCCGAACCGGGCAATGATGCCATGACGGCAGCGCAACGAGTGGCCACGCAAGGTCAACCGGTCACGCATCAAGATGATTTGAGTCGTGCTGCGATTTATAATTTAATCGAGCAGGAGTTTGGTCGACCATTAAGTCAAATGGAGATGGAAACTGTTAAGAATTGGTTTGACGTTGATCATTTTAAGCCAGAGTTTATCAAGGCAGCGGTGCAAGAAGCCGTGCTTAATGCAGCTTTGAATCTCCGATATATTGAGACAATTCTAGTTGCATGGCAGAAGAAAAATTATCGATCTGTCCAGGAAGTTCGCCAAGAGCGTCAGAAACGTACGCAGTTTAAGCAGCTTAATTCAGATGAAAAGGTTAACATTCCGACTAATGTTGATATTTTAAATACTGATTGGTCACAGTTTAAATAG